TAGCATCAGAAGTGCCATCACCTGTTGATCTAAACATTGTGTATTCTGCTTTACCACTGACTAATGTAATTGAATTGTTTGCTACTTCCCAGTAATGAAGTCCTCTGTTACCCCACTCTTGAAACATAATATTGAGAGATCTTCTTGCCATACGTAACTGATTACCAGATACGCCTTGCATACCTATTCTCTCATATGCCTCTTCGATTATCTCATCGATAGCAAATGTTTTATCAAAAGTTGTAGTACCAGAAGTAGTGTTAGCCATCTAACCTCCTACTTATCTATTAAAAACGTTGCACCTGCAATATTAGTAATAGTTGAAACTTTCATTCCACCTGGAAATAAAATTCCATCTTCTGGGATGTTAAATGCGAAAACATCTCCTGTTGGACAATCTCCTTGGAACAAAGTTGTACTATCAGTATTGTCTTGTAAGATTATAGTTCCAGCGCCACCGCCGTCAGAAGCAAGAATTAATCCTCTTAATCTTGTTCTTCCTGCGAAAACTGCACCAGTTGCTGTAACTCTTACTGCTTTTACATCTGATTTCATATTTTAATCTCCTTAAAATTTATGTGGGCCCGAAGGCCCACACTAATTATTTATTACGCTACTGTTGCGCCGCTGTTTGAAATAACAACCCAACCGATTGTGTTTGCATATAATAATGCAACTGTATCGTTTGCATCATTGAACGTAATTGTCGTTCCGTTTGCAAAAGTAGTTGGAGTTAAAGTTCCATCTCCACCATCAACAATCATAGTGATGATTTTGATTTGACCTACTGATCCATTTGCAAGTGTTAATGCATCTGCTCCAGTAGTAGTTATCTCTGTAACTAAGTTAGTTGTGTCAACTGCACCAGCACCAGATAAAGATTGAACTCCACCTGTTACACCTTTGCCGTAAGAAGCATTAGTTGTAATAGCACCTGTAGTTGCGTTTTTAGTTATAAAATCAAAACCGTTTTCCGATCGGACCGGTCCTGAAAATGTAGTATTTGCCATAATTATATCCTCCTAGTTTCCGAACATAGTCTCTAGGCCGTCGACTATACGCGTCTATGTTCTAATTAATTGTATAGTGATAATTTTATATAATAGTTTTTTATGAAGTGCAAGAGAGCCTTACAAGAAAGTGCGATTTCAGCGATGTAGCGTTTTTGTGTTACGTAGCTACAGATACGTCAGGTGCAGCGTCTTCTATCTTGTTAAGCTTCTGAGCTTCTACAGCTTCAGCTTGCTTAATATGACTAATGACTTGTCTAATTCTGTCATCAATCCTTACCATATCAAGAGTATATCTTTTCTCCTGATTATAGTGCTGCGACCATTCAAGTTCCAGTCCTCTCTTCTTCGTGTAGAGTTCTTGAACGTGTGTCATTTATAACCTCCTCATAGGTTAACCACATTTTGGATTTATTAGTAAATCCATCTTTTTCCCATACTATATCATTTTGTCCTAGTTTGTCAACTAGTGCATTCTCAAAGGCTTTATCGTTGTCTTCTGACACAATCGTGAAGTCAGCGTAGTAGCCGTATGCTCTGATTTGTATTCGGAAAGTTTTCATGGGTTTTTAGGTTATAGCATAAAAAAAGGGGCGCCGCAATGGCGCCCCTTAATTATTCAGTTAATCAGATGATTACGCAGTTCCTGGTGAACCGAAGATACCTCTAGGGTCTGAGAATCCGAAAGAATATCTCTCTCTAGCTTTGTATCTAACATTACCAGTATCGAAGTCACCTTCCATAGCTGTTTTGATTGGAGATCTAACGAACATTTTTAATCCGTTAGGTACATCTGTCTTGATGAAGAACGCATCAGTGTCAGTTAAGTAGTTGTTTACTACATAACCTTGAGGAATCATCCCCATTGATACTACTGCGTTAATATCATTGTCAGCTGTTCCAACTCTACCTTGAGATTTCATCAATCTCTCAGCAGTAAATTGAAGCTCAGAAGGAATAATCATTTTTACTCCTCTTGCTGCAATTTTTAAACCTCTCTCATCAGTCATCGCTGCGATATCGATTAACGATTGTTCTAATGAAGTCTCGTTAAGGTCTGCCGCTGTCGTTAACTCATTTTGAAAAGTTCCAGCTATCGTTGGGTGGTCAGTAGCACAAAGCTCCTTACCATCACCACCAGCAAATGAACTGTTGAATGCATTGTTTAATACATTCGCAGCTTTTACTTGCTTAGTGTTTGCCATCGATCTTGCTAAAGCTTTTGTGTATCTAGAAGCTAGTCTATCGTAAAGATTGTCTTCGATAGCTTCTTCTGTGATCGCAAATGCTAAAGCAATTGTTTCGTGCGAATATCTAGCTGTGAAAGTTTCTTGAGCGTTGTCGAACACTACACCAGAACCTTCTGGTTTAACTTCTGCGTTCGCGAACCCAGATAACATCACTTCTTCTTCAAAAGCTCTGTCACTGTTTTCAGTGTCAAAAATTTCAGCATGCTGATTTTCGTATCTTTTATATTCCAAGCCGAATAGTGCATTCAAACCTGGCTCTAGTTCTTTAACTAGTTGTCCTCTACTTATTGCCATAATTTTATCCTCCTATTACGTGCCTGTTGTTACTTTAAGCTCATGTTCAGCAATAACGACTACAAAGTTAACATTAGCCGAAGCTATGTCACTGTTGTCTGGGTCTTTACTGATTCCCATGATTTTAAGTTGTTGAGCTGTAGTGTTTAAAGTTGAGTCATCTAACTCTACTTTAGAGATGAAGTTAGGTGATGATCCAGCTGTGTAAGCTAAATCAGCAGTCTTTCCTACATCAGTCACTGCAGAAGCTCCTGCGTTGTTTGATTGTATTTCGAACCTTTCGTAAGGGTCGTCTGCTACGAATCCAACAATGTCAGTCGCTGTGTTAGAAGCCTTCAAATGGTTCGCATATGTAGGCTTGGAAGTTGATGCATCTGTAAAGAAAACACCGTTAAGTGCGCCTCTTAAATTACCGCCAGCGCCTGCTACTAATAAGTAGCCGCCTGAAGTTTTCACTGGATCGTTTTGATAGATCGCAGATGAACTTGCAGCAATTGAGTACTCACTCAAACCTTGGTTATCTCTATTCTGACCAACTTTTCCGATTGCTCTCAATCCGAAAGCAGCGTCTTTGTTTGCCATAGTTTTTCTCCTTTTGCAAAACTACAAAGTAGTCTTGCGGTTAACATTAATGTGTTTTTGATATCACAAAGAAATTATTTCTTCGTACCACCAAAAGTTACACGAGTCTGCCTCTCAGCGTTGATCGGCATACTTGAATGTTGTTCCTTCATGAGATCGTTGTTTACCGCGTCGTCTCGATCTTGAGTTTGTTTTCTAAAGTACTCTTCTCGAGCTTTTGCAACCTCTTCCGGTATCCTAGCCAACACTAGGCCACCAACTCCTATGACTCCTGCGTATTTACCGTCTTTTACAGATGGATAATCATAATCAGGATATTCGTCAGCTCTAACTAACTCCCATCCAGATCTAATTTTTCCTGACATGTTTTTGGTATCGTCGAAACCTAAAACTTCAGTTCTAATCCATCTATGCCTATAACCGTCTGGCGCAGGTGGTGCATCAAGTGATGATGGTGGAGTCCAAGTCGTAGGTCTTTTTTGTTTTTCTCTAGACTGGCTCGCACGCGGGGTTTTTATTTTATCTTTTTCCATATGCTATACCTCCTTCGTGATTTTCATTTGTTTCGCATATTCTTCTAATGGCACTCCTAATTTTTTAGCGATAGCAACTTGAGAAGGGGTGAGTCTCACAGTTTTGCGACCAGATTTGTTCACACTTCGCTTCGCTGAAGCTACTATTTGTGTCGGTTTGGTCGTATTGTTTTGAACCTTATCACCAGTTGTATCAAATTTATTTGGAAATTCAAGTCTTATTCTTTTATCTATTTCCGTATAATATTCATCTGATTGAGGATCAAAACCTTCTTCATCCACTAGTTTTTTGTGTAAGTCAAATGCAGTGTACGTCATAGCCGTATCTGTACCAAACCATCTATTTCTAGCTCCCCATGCTTCCGCTTTTGGATCAGGTTGAGCTGTTTGTTGAGGAGCTACTTTTGGTATTTCCTGCTCTTTTGGTTCAGCTTTAGCCATATCTTCATATGCTGCTTTTGCTTCGTTAAGTCTTGCTTCTTCATATCCAAGTCTAGCAATTTCTTTATTAGCTTCTACCTCAGCTGCAAGATCTCCTGCCTCTTTGGCTGCTGCTAACTTAGCCGCTGCTGCTTGTAGACCAGATGTAATTCTCTGTTCTCTGTCTTTAACACCAGCTTGTTCAACTTTAGAATATTTTTGTTGAAGCTTTTCTTTTTGTTGTTTTTGGTTTTCAGCAAATTTCAAAGCTTCATCAGCTTGTCTTTGTGCCTCTCTCCATTTTTTTGTAAGTTTCGCAATTCTTCTTTGCACGTCCTTACTATACGTCTCTAATTCTTCTTTCTTTTGTTCAGGCTTATCTTCCTGTTGAGCTTCTGGCTGCGCGTCGCTGCCTTCTGCTTTCTCTTCTCTAGTTTCCTCTGCTTGTGGCGCGGGGCTAGAGTCTTCCTTAGTTTCTACTTCTGCTTCTGGTTTTTCTTCAGGTAACTCAATATCAGCTCCTGGGCCAGAAGTATCTATATCAACCATAGGTTCTATTTTCTTTTCTTCTTCTTGCATAGTTTCCTCCTATGTTAAATGTAATGCAACACAGATTCTGGATCTTTAATTGTACCCAAAACCTCATCGTCGTTAAGAAGACGGACTTCTCCACCTTCTATTGGTAATCGTGATCCAGCATATCTTGCAAAAATCACCCAATCTCCTTGTTTGCACCAAGGGCCAGTTGGAAATTTTTCTTTATCTCCATATGCCATTGGTCCCATCTTTACAACATAACCACAATTCGTAGCGATTCGTGCTTTGTCTAAAGATTCTTGTGCAATGATAATACCACCTTTAGTTTTTTCTTTTGGTGTAAAAGGTAAAACTAAAAGCCTCCAACCAGATGGTTGTGGTAATTCATCTTTAATTGATCCAACATTAGTTTCATCAACTCTTTTTGGTTCTTGAACTGACTCAACTTTCTGTTCTTTATACTTTTCTTCCAAAGCGTTTTTATGCTTTGGGACCTCGTTCGTTGAGGTCGATAACTGTTCCTTGCTCATTTTTTTGCTCCTTCTTGTTTAGCAGGTTAGAGATTTCCTGAGAAATATACTCGTAGGCGTGTGCCTGTCCTAGCATATATTTATATTTTTCCATATTGTCAACCCCACCACTAATCATTGAGTCACCAATATTCTGATAAAGTTGTTTTAGTTGTCTTTGTATTTTAGTTATTAGTTCTAGATCTTGCATTAGTCTACATACCTTTCTATTACTTTTATTTTTTCCTCTGCATCTACAATAACCTGTAGTAATTTATCCATTTCATCTAAATGTTGTGGATGTTCACCTATACCTACAGAGCCTTTAATATAGATGTTTAATGTAGCTAAAGATTCTGCAATCTGAGCTTCATATCTCTTTTTAAGAGCGTTTAGTTTTTGATCCGCCACGCTTCATCTCCTTAATGTGTTTCTTTATGATATTAGACTGTTTTTTATGTAGTTTAGAAGCTTTACCTAAAGCTTTTGCTACTTTATTTAGTTTTTTCATTTAGCACTTCCATCTTCTTCGTGCCTGTCTGATACGTGAGTTTGGATCGTTTCTTGTTTTTGCTGAAGCTCTTTTGAGCTGACCTAGTGATCTTGCGCAGTATGATTTTCTGCGTTTAGCAGCTTTTGATCCTGGCTTCACTTTACCAGTCACGGCTGTTTTTAGTTTAGAACCGGGATTTAGTCTTCTGTAGGCTTTGACACCGGCTC